CATCATATCCTATATATACCTCGATACATCCCTATTATTCCCCTTATCATATGGATTGCACCCTATGCTTTACCATACTTTACCATACTTTACCATACTTCCTCTTTATTTACCACAATATCGTCTGTGGTAATATTATCCTATCAAACTGTGGCAGTTCCTAAGTCGCATACCATATAAATTGAGATTTTTAATTTATGCCTATCATTATGCCAAGAAAATACTATGAAAAAACCTATGAAAATCATCCACACAATTTTATAAATATTACTCAATCAAACCATAGCATATAACTCTTATTATCATACCCTCCCCTTTCATATATATCCCAATCGACATTATGCTTTATCGGATATAGAAACTCGTCTATCGGTCTATTCCCACTCTGTGGACACCTATAACTATAAAATTCACTTATTCGATTATGTCTCGCAAGATTAAATAATATCCTATTTAATCTTTGCCTTAATAACCTCGTAACTGTTAAACCACCTACCGTCTTCGTGCTACTACCTATCTTGAATATTTCCATCGCTGCCTCATCCTTATTCATCTTATACATATTCGTTCTTCTCTCATTGAATAATAAACTCCTCATATTATGTAAAAAATCCGCAATATCCGTATATCCATAATGTTCTACGCCTATTCTATTCCTCACGTCCGTCATATCTCTCATATATAAATATAATAACACACTACCCGTCCTACCCTTACCCCCTAAACAATGTATCGCTACGCTATTATCCTCAATACTTGTATCCTCTATCTTATATATATCATCCCACGCCGATGGAAATCCTGCTGACATATCATAATAATTAGATACCCTGTGATACCTTTGTACTACATTGGGTTTAATCGCATTCATAACCATCCTATATACATCTTCGCTACTTGAAATGTCATACGGATTACACCCTACGCCCATATGCATATCTGGATGACCCTTCACATTCGTGCTTTTGCAATCTTGTAAATCTACAATCGTATATATTTTTTCGTTATCTACTAAATACAGCATTGTTTTCAATAAAGATACTCTATCGAATTGATGCGGTAGTTGCATACCCCACATATATAAACCCATATTTGTTCTATAAATACCTGGAAACCCATCTTCGGGATACGAAATTTGTCTTGATATACGACTATAATTACCTGCTAATCTATCGACATTGTTTTTTTTATTATAGGCGCTTATTATTTTTGGCATAGTATTATTCGCAATACGAAAAGCATTACTAAATCGCTCTTTTGTTGTAAGTCCGTGTTTATATTGTGTATCATCGGCATCTCTTAATACCTGTTGCTTTATTTTATCTAACTCGACCCTTATATCTTTATTCGATAACATAACTGGTAATGTCGGAGCAGACGGAGAAGATTTTTTAGAACGAGATACACGTGCTTGTGCTTGTGCCAGTGCTTGTGCATCCAATAGTGCCTGAGCCTGTGCCTGAGCCTGAGCCTGTGCCTGAGCCTGAGCCTGTGCCTGTGCCTGAGCCTGAGCCTGTGCCTGTGCCTGAGCCTGAGCCTGAGCCAATGCTTGTGCTTGTGCCTGTGCTTGTGCTTGTGCCTGTGCTTGTGCCTGAGCCAATGCTTGTGCCTGAGCCAGTGCTTGTGCCTGTGCATCCAATAGTGCCTGTGTTTGCACACCATTATTAATTTTAAGATTTTCTAATTTACCAACCAAACTATTATACTCCCTCTTATACTCAACCGCTTGTTTGACTTTTACATCATTTATAAGTTTATTTATATGTTCTGTATCTGTGTCAGCATACTTTTTATATGTAGCATTTTTACGGTCATATTTTTTATTTTTAACATTTCTTATGTCAAGAGCATCTCTTGCCAATAACCTAAGTTTATCTGGTGTAATTTCACTTGTAGTGCCATTAATCTTCCTTATCAACCTATTTCTTACTTCGTTAAACCACTTTTCTTTACTGCCAATACCTCCTTTCTGACGTGTTTCATCATAACTGTAATATCCAGACATTATGTTATACCACGCTTTCCACCATTTTATTCTTAATTCTTCTTTTTCATTCTTAGTATATTTCCTCTCTTCCCTTCCTACATCCTCTTCTAAGTTTTCATTTAATAACATATCATATGTTATATATTTAGGAGGAACATTAGGGTCTATTTCATATCCATATATATCCGTTTTCATACCTGATTGGACGATATATGATAGTCTTAATAGTTCGGCGTGTGTCTTATATTCCTTCGACATCATCTTTCTAATCGCATTTAACCCAGGGTTAGCCTTACGAGCCGTAGGCGTAGAAATAGCCTTACGAGCCGTAGGCGTAGAAATAGCCTTACGAGCCGTAGGCGTAGAAATAGCCTTACGAGCCGTAGGCGTAGAAGCAACCTTACGAACCGTAGGCGTCGAAGCAACCTTACGAGCCGTAGGTATCATTCTAATTTTTTTCACAGGAGTATTTTCTATCTTTGGTAAAACGACTACTCTATCAGGCACTTTACCACCTTTCATTTATACTATAAACAAACAAAAAAATAAAAATTACACAAATATACCAAACATTATGCCTTACCTTTACACTATTCAAATCATAATCCCGTTCGTATGTCCTTTATAATAGTCATAGTATCCTAAATATTCCATAGCCCTTCTATATTGGACGTAATAATCACAAAACCCTGCCTTGTATATAGTGCTATCATTATAATTGTCTTTTGAACTTTGATACCGTTCAACAACAAGTTCTCTAAACGCATCCTTTACCTGCTCGTTATCCTTGACAATTTCGATTGCTACCGTTTCAAGAACATCATTTGATAAAACAGGCGTATCCTTTCCTTGTGTATCATATCTACTACATTTCAAATATACCCTTCTACTCATTACGAAATCGCCAACCATATCAGTTAATTTATTATAAAAGTATTCTGCCTTATATATGTCCCGTTTCGTTTGTAAATGCTTGTTTAACGTAGCGTTTTTACAAACACACCTAATCATCATAGCGGTTTGTGCTTCTTCGTTTGAAAACGCTTCTTCGTTTGAAAACAATATCTCTGTAATAAGCGACATATCAATCGCATTCTTAGGTAGCGTAAGTGTCGTAATCGGCGTGAGCGATAGCGACACATTCGTCATCTTCTTTACTTGAAAGTGCTTTTTTTGTTTGACTGTCTTAGCCGCCTTCACAGCCTTGACGGATTGAATGGCAGACATTCGTCGTTTGCGTTGCGAACCGTTGCGCTCATAACGGTAGAGTTCGATACACGTTTGAAGTGCCATTTGCTAAGCAAGATGCTAATCGTTGCTCTGTATATAATGTGTCAATTTTTAAATATATCAATTAACGGAACGGGACAAATTAAAGCGTCAATAAGGTATCGCTTCGTAATTATTTATATAACCACAAATCATAAAACTCTTTAATATACTCCCCTGATTCATACTTCTTCCAATCTACTTCGTTTTTCACTGGATAAAAATGGTCGTCTTTTTGTCCTAATATCGCCGGATTACGTTCATATTCCTTATACCATCCTGAAAACGTATCACACATCATATTCATTCGCTTTGTAATATCAGTAGCAAATAACAATTTAGCATCTAACAATTTGTAAAATACATCATCCATAACAATGTTAGCATTTATAGCATTTTTCTTTTCTCGTTGTTCGACCTTGTCTGGTGCATTTCCTACAAGCCATTTGAGAAATAGTGTCTTTATATTTTTTGGTATATCAAGACTATTCATTGTTGCCGTCGGTAAGTTCGGTTTAATTATTTTCTGAAAGTCGTCCCTTGTCATTCCTAATCCATACGCAAAATCATACCCATCCCCGCTACTACGCTTGTAGCCAAAATAAGTATCAACCTTGTGATACTTCGCAAGAAAGAAAAATACACGATTTAGACGTTGTCTTAATAATGTCCCGTCATCTCTTATTTTGAAAAAATCCTCCCCTATCGAAGGATACTTATTAAATACAAGCCTTTTAAAATCGGCTATAAGAGCATCGATGCTTTGATAGCCAAAATGCCCCTTCGTCAATTTTGCGTCTGTGTCTTTCAAATCTCGTAAATACAAAAATAACATAACACTTGCTATCGTATTATTATTATTCCCTATTATGCTTTGTATTCCTTTAATATCATTTATTCTTGATTCAGAAATAATTTTCCATTCTTCAAGAGTTCCTAAGTTCAAATCGTCATTCATTGCTGGTAATCCTTGCGACATTGCTGATGGCGCTTGTGTGGCTTGTGCGGCTCTTGTAGCCGCTCGTGGCGGTGATTGAGCGGTGTCCCAAGGTATTCGTATCCCTGCTTGTTTTCTTCTACGACGCTCTTCTTCTGCTGCTTCATAATGTTGTTGAGTGAATGCTCTTCTGTTTCCAAATTTTTCTCTCATAATATACATAATCTCTTGGTATTCTATTTCAAACTCTCTATGTATCGCTTCTTGCTCCGCTCGGTCGGCTTCTGCCTGTTCTCTTCGTTTCTGCAAATCATCTAATTCTTTTTCGAATATAATTTTTTTTATTTTTTCGTCCTGCTGTCTTCTTGTTTCTTTTGCGTTTTTTCTTACATTTCGCTGTGCGTTTGCGAACTTTTCTTCATAATATTCTGGTGGTCGTTGAGTTCTTTCATACTGTTCTTGCCTTTGCCTTCGTAAATCCTCTTGTGCCTGTGCCTGTCTTCTTGCGTTATCTTCCGATTGTGCCTTTGCTTGTCTTCTTGCATTATCTTCCGACGCATGTGCCTGTCGTCGAGCAAACTCTTGTCTTACCTCTTCGTTCGTATCGTGTATTACATCGATATCATTGCTATCCATTATAAGGCTCGTAGTCCAGTAAAGAAAGGTTGCTGCCGAATATGCGACATTTCCAAAGCATCGCATCGCATACAATAACCCGTTGCGTATAGGTATAAGAAGTCGATATTGTCTTTGTATTCTTTCTTCATTTTGTCGCTCTTGGCGCTCTTGGCGTTCCCTCGATGTCATACTTGGCGAAAATCGACGCGCTCCTGCTCCGCTTACGCCGCTAACGCCGCCATATGTTTTTGCTTTTCTCAATGACGATGAACGCACCCGTCGTGATTGCCCCGATAGCAGCGATATCCCTGATGAATAGCGCCCCTTCATCATTTTATACCAATCGCACCACCATTTAACTCGTTCCAACTCATATAGACTTTCATTTAGTAATATCTTTACACCAATCGATTTATTTAATAAACGATGTTCCTCGTCATTTTTAAATGTCGTTTTAAGTTTCTCCTTCTCTTCCTTTGTAATACGAGGCGTTTGCCGATTGTCTAAGCATTCATTATATAACATATGGTATGTTATATAAATAGGAGGAACAGTAGGGCTTATTTTGTTTCCATTTCTATCCTTTGTAATACCGAGAGAAATACGCTGTGATAAATCTAAAAGAAGTTTATTTGTTTCATATTGTCCCTCTGCCGATTTCGTATGACTGCGAACTACCGCAGGGGTTCGACGAAAATGAATTATAGGCGGTTTAGCAATCTTGGTATTCTGCTTATCATTCTTAGTTTCTTCGAAATTACCGAAAACATTTGATATACCGCCTCTCATTCTACGATATTACTATATTCTATTATATATGTATATAAAAACATAAATATCCTAAAAATAGTCTATAAATAGTCTATAAATAGTCTATAAAAACAACCTTGAAAGCAACTTCATCATCCAAACCACGCTTTGAGTGTAGTTGGATTGATATCTAAATTATCCCAATTCACATTCTGAACCGTAGGAATAAACGCATCTCTTGGGCGAGTTAAGTTATTCATCGGTGCGTAATTATAAAACGTATTGACGTTTAACTCTTTCGCAAGAAAGAAGAATATGCGATTGAGACGTTGCCTTAATAGAGAGGTCTTTGTAATTCCTCCATACGCTCCGCTTATCTCTCGATTTAAAGGCAATGGAGTATCCATATATCCGACAACCCTTCTGTCATCATATAAATCTGAAATATTCATACCACCGCAATAAAAGACTTCGTCCGCAGCCCAATTCGTATAGTCTGAATATGTATATATGCCATTATTCGGAAACAAACTTTGCTTCAAACGGTATATTAAATCGGCAATACTCTTAAATCCGAAATGTGCCTGTCCTAATCGCCTTTCTAATTCACTGCGGTTCATAGTATCCCGTAATAATAAATACAACATCACGCTCCCTGTTCGTCCCATACCTCCTAAACAATGAATGACAACGCTATGTAAAGGATTTTTAACATCTTTAATTTTCGATATGCTCTCCCACGCATCGGGAAACCCCGGCGACATATCGTGATAATTTTCAACACGGGTATAAGAAGCGTATCCTTTTATATCATCGGGTATCAAAGCGCCCTTCACTTTATCATAGACTTCTTCTTCGGCATACCTATCGTAGGGATTACATCCACGTCCATTTATAATTCCTTTGTTGATATTTATATTAGTTGATACGCAGTCTTGTAAATCGACAATTGAATATATATGCTTTTCACGGATTAAGTTTATCATCGTATCCAAAAGGATTTTACGGTTAAATTGATGCGGGAGTTGCATACCATACATATATAAATTATGAACTGGCTTATAAAGCCACGTATGCCCGTTTGGATTTGGATATTGTATTTCACCTACTGCCATCGTTTTATATTCGGATGCTGGTATTTTCTCGAACTCTTCTTTGTATCGTAAGGAGTTTATGGCTACTTTTTGAGCCAATATCTTTTTCGCATTGGCAAACGTATCCCACATTATCATTCTCTTGGTTTGTCGATAAACGTCCATACGGGCGTTGTCTAATTCATTTAAAGTTATCTTTTCTATATCTGATAATTTTTTGATATAATTGGTTGTATTCGCAGATTGTTTCATAGCGGGATGTTGAGAATAGGTTGGTAAAACCCTATTCGAATTAGGACGCACAGCGTCGGGACGCCCGACATTGGGATGTCTGGTGTCGGGACGATGTGATGCTGATTTTGCTTTTGGAACTGGTGGCATTCTCGCTTGTGCTTGTAAATCTCGAAATGCTTGTGCTGCTTGTTCCGCTCGTAATTGCATCTCTATCAATTCCAGAGCATCCCGTCCTGCTTGTGATAGGGCATCCCTTCTGGCTTGTGATTTGTCTCTTGCGTCCGCTAACGCAGCTAACGCTTCTTCGGCATCTCTTCTTGCTTGTTCTGCCGCTTCTGCCGCTTCTGCTGCTTCTGCCGCTTTTCTATCTGCGGATGCTCTTCTTCTGTCTTGTGATAGAGCGTCTCTTCTTGCTTGTTCGGCTGCCGCTTCTGCTTCTTTTCTATCTGCGGATACCTTTCTTCTTGCTCGTTCTTCTAATATATCAGCAAATGCTTCCATTAACGCTTTCGTTTCTTCGGCTGCTGCTTCTGCTTCTTTTCTATCTGCGGATGCCCTTCTTCTGATTTGCTCGGCGGTTGCTTCGGCTTTCCTTCTTTCTTGTGATAGAGCGTCCGCTTCCTTTCTGGCTTGTGCTTCTCGCTTGGCTTGTTTTGCGTCCTCTCTGGTTTGTTTTGCGTCCTCTCTGGTTTGTTTTGCGTCCTCTCTGGTTTGTCTTCTTGCTTTTGTCGCGTCATCAAGCCATCCCTTTGTTTTATATAGATAGTTGTAAGCATCTTGAACTATTTTAGAATAGGTCGGCTGTGGTTGCGTAGCATCTGCCTTTGTTTGATAAAACTTCATTAAAATATCGCGCGTCCATTTAATAATATCAACCCTCGTAAATCTAAACGGCTCGTTAAAGGTTCTAATTTTCGCAAATAGTTCCGCTCGTGCGTCTCTAAGTTTTTTCGCTCGTTCCTCATCAATTCGACTACGAAATAATGGCTTGTTTTGATAATTCCTCTCAAACACCCTCTGTTCTGTCTGTTTTTTAAAAAGTGCTTCGACTTCTTGTAATCTTTTCAGTTGCTCCTGTTCGATTTGTTTTTTCAACACTTCATTTTTCCTCTTCTGTTCTGCCTTATCGAACTCTTGTTCCCAATTCGTAGGCATTCCACCGATAGAGAAAGCCTTTTGTCGTCGTTGCGGCGGTTGCTGCGACTGTTGCTGCGGCTGTTGCTGCGGCTGTTGCTGCGGCGGTTGCAGCTGTTGCGGCTGCCATTTATTATATTGTCCGCTCATTATATTATACCAAATGCCCCACCATTTTATTCTTAATTCTTTCTTTTCTTTGTTATCTACAAAATATTCTAAATCTTCATTTAATAACAACTCGTAGCCTATATAATCTTCGTCCAGTAGTTCCTGCGATACCTTGGTTTTATTATAGTCCCCGTAATATATACGGTATAGATGGGTTTTCTCCTGCTCTGTAAGAACAAGCCTATATCTGTCATCTTCGTCTAACTTTTCCTTCAATAACATCTCGTATGTTATATTCTTGGGAGGCACATTGGGGTTCATTGTTTCTCCATTAGAAATGCGATGCGATAAATGTAAAAGGACGTCGTCTGTATTAAACTTATTATCCATCATATCTTCAATCTTTTTTAAGACGATGACATCCTTCTTGGTGTCCTTCTTGACGAATGTCAAACGCCTTTGTGTCTCACTTGATACACTTGATACACGAACATCGCCAATTGTTTGAACCTTTCCATTAGTTCCTATGTTTTTGCGAACAGCAACTTGCGTTTTACGCAAATCTGATATTTTGCCACCTTTCATCCTATCGTTCTATTATATAGAGATATTATTTGAACCAATCCACGATATAGAAACAAAAATAATTTACTATTTATATGGTGCTACTTGCCTTCTTTTTCATCATCGTTCGATAATCTTTGACGGTTATTAAATTACCCTTGTGTTTTACATATTCCTTACGGTCTCCTGTCTTCTTGTAGATACATCGCTCCTTTCCGAGTATCTGTTTCTTTGTGGTTTTCATTGGCTCTGTATTACTATTGCCACCTGTTTTTTCCTTTAATATATGTTCGTATTTTAATAATAAGCCAAGCACTTTTCTTTTGTTTTCATCATTTGTATATATATTATTGATATAAGTATTTAATATAAATTGTATAGGGTTTTTATTAACTCTTAAATAATTTTCAATTTCACCATTATACTGCTCTTCTAATTTTAGAAAACCTTCTAATTTTTTTTCTATATTTTCAATTATAATTGGAGTTTCAATAATCGATGCACTTTGTGGAGTTGGTTTTGGGACGTATAATATTTTTTGTTTCTCTTGAAAATCACTATCATTTGTTAAATATAATATCCCATAATTATATTGCATTAACATATTATTTATTTCATTTAGTTCATCGTATTTATCACTATCCTTAATAAGTTGTTCTAATTCTCTTACTATATTCTTTATTTTTGATGATGATGATATGGTTTTTAATGATTTTTTACTTATTTTTAGTAACGGGACTAATGTGTTGTATTTATCAATATGGTCATTGATTATAGAGGTAATAATATTGTTATCAATTATATCTCCTACTTTAAAATAAACAGGTTCAGTTATGTATGGGGGGGGAGATGATTTATATCTTTCACATTCTTCAAAACATAATATGTTTTGGTTTCGTATCCTCCTTGTGCACCAGTGAATACATTATCTTTTGAGAAAGTAGTATTTGATTCCTGTATTATAGAATATAATCTTGTTAATAGACAATAGTTATTTAAATATGTAAATAAATCTTCGTCATTAACTTTTATACCTTTAAGGTTATCTGTTAAAGCAGCAATTTTAACTTGTAATTTCGCTGGACTTACGCTACTTTCGCTACTTGTAAAAAGGTTTTTTAAAAAAGACATATCTAATATAACAACATATAAAAACACATAAAAATAGGTGGTTTATAAACCAAACTCTGTCGTCTTATCCTCAACATAATGGTTTTTATCTTTTCTAACATATAAATAGTAAGATAAAAATGGATACATTAAGCACAAGAAAGACGGTAGGTGGTAAAGCCTCAGTCCTCTCGAATGGCTGATATAGACATTTGGAACAAGTATGATAAACAAAAGGTGCTTGAATGGTTAAATTAATTAAGAATAAAAAAATGATTACATAAGCCTTACCCTTTACCTTTACAATAAATCAATGCCACTAACTCGCATATTCCATCTGTCCGATTTACATATTCGTAATGGCGATAATCTATACTCACGGTATGAAGAGTATCGTAGCGTATTTAAGGAAACCATCGCATCCATTACACGACGCATCGCCGTCTTAGAGTTATCCTTTGAGGACTTTGTCATCGTGATTACGGGCGACATCTTTCATAATAAAAATGTAATCGGGAACTACGGTCTCTTTGTGTATCGTGAGTTTATCCAAGCGTTATCGAACATTGGTAGGCTCTATATTATCTCTGGCAATCACGATTACGACCAAAGCGACGCTGTCAAGCCGTCTCTCGTTTATTCTTCGACGTTTGACATCCCGAATGTAGTCGTATTAAATACATCGACGTCCTTTGTCATCGACGATGTCGGCTTCTCATTCGTAAGCATCGATACAACACTTGACAAATATAGAAATAGCGGGAGAATACAAGATTTACCTGCGTTCCCTCGCATTCGTGGCGACGTGAAGCATACGGTTGCGTTGTTTCACGGTTCGTTTGCTTCCGCAAAGTTATACAATGGAAAGGCAATTGAAGAAACGTTTAATCCTTACCCCTTAGAATGGGTTCAAGAGTTCGACTACGTCCTTCTCGGAGATATACATAAACGCCAAGTATTCACATATAAAAAGAAGACGATGTGTGGGTATTCTGGAAGTCTCATCCAACAAAACTTTGGCGAAGACATTATAGACCACGGGTATCTGCTTTGGAATATTGAAACGAAAGAAGCAGAAGAAATAAATGTCTATAATAATGTCGGCTATATTAATATCATTGAAGACGTCTCTAAGAATATCTTTATTCGCACAAATGGCAAATATACAGAGCCTTTGCTATCCTACGTTCAAACGAATATTGATTATTTTCCCAAGACTTTGGAAATAAAGTCTTTTTCAAATATAAACTATCAGACGCTAAGCACCATTTTCAATCCCTTTGGGATTTCCTTTCAAATCGTTTCGAAGTTAAATAACATTATAAATATGAACCAATGCGTCGCTGATGCTACTGATGTGGAGGATGAGGCGACTACCCAAGACGACCACGCAACGCTCGGGGCGATAGATACCAACTATATGCTCGTTTATTTTAAGAAACTGCTAACAGACGACAAATACAAGATATTACTAAAAATAATGAAAGACAAGGAGCATCTGCTCTTCGATATCAACGCATACCCCGATGATTTGCATCCCGAATGTATAAAGCGAAATAAAGACTTGGAACCCATTATTAGCCTGTGTAATCAAGCAGACGACGTTCAATCCCTACGTAAATCCTTTGTAATCCAATATTTAGAATGGGACGGTTTATTATGTTATGAAAATAAATGCCTGATTAATTTTAAAGACTTGGATGCGAAAACCTTTATGATTAAAGGGGCAAACGGGACAGGGAAGTCAGCCATCTATGATATCTTGCAACTCGCATTGTGGGCTACAAACAGTAAGTTTGATACATACTCTGCGGGGTTCATAAATCACAATAAGGAGAAGGGCTACACCATTATAGACATCAAGATTGATGACACTACCTATCGTATCAAAAGAGACTTTTGTAAAAAGAAGGGAACGTTTAAAATTGCGAATAAGTCGTCTGTGTTGTATAAGTTCAATAACGACACGGGAGACCTCGTAATACTAAAAAAAGACAGTGCGTGTAATACAGAAGTCAAGGCACTCTTTGGAGATATACAAACGTTCCTTTCTACATCTATGATTACCCAAAACGTCGATAATGATATCCTCGCACTAAACTACAAAGATACCTTGGAGACGATTGACAAATCCCATAATATACAGTTTCTCTATCATCTCTATAATCTCTTTAAAACTGCTATCAATAAATACAGAGATTTTCGAAAAGTCGTTCAGAGTAAGAAAGAGGTATATGAAAAGTTGTTATTTCACGGAACGAATGATGAGAGCGTTAGCGGCAGTGGCTACGATGTGAATGACGAAGTCATCTCGCAACTAAACGAAGAACTGTCATCGCTCCAAGCAGAACTAAGAGACTTGCGAACCGTCTTTAACGCTATCCCGATTGACATTCAAAACTCTCGCAACCTCACTATCATCGACGTCGATTATACATCCCTCATTCACGAGATTGAAACCAAGTATCCTATTGTATCCCCAGAAGTATATGAAAAACACAAGGAGACACTACAACATTACAAGTATCTCCATTCTATACGAGATAACGATGATGTGCGTGGGGCAAAGGCGAATGCGTCGCTTTATTCTAAACAATTAGAAGACGATTTTAATACCTTACCTTGCGTGAATAAACCTTGCGACATCTCTTATATCACAAGCGAAAAAAGAGGATTGTGTGAATATATGGACGCTAACGCTGCTAACGCTGATGAGGGTGTTGATGCGACCGACGCCGCTAACGCAACAGAGGCACACGAAGCCTTGACAGTTGCTAAGAATGACCTAACTGAGTTGATTTCAAATAAACCCAATAAAATATCAGGGTATGGCACTGACAAGGGTAGAAAGATAGAGAAGATAATAAAGAATATTTTAAAAGTCTATGGTTCTACCGATGCGTTCAATGATTTCATAGCATCACATACAAAACCAAGAAAACGCCGTGAAAGCGGTAGCGACGAACCTATGACGCTCGACAACTATACCAATGCCATTCAACGCAAAGATGTGCTTACGGATGCTATCGCAGGTATTCATAATCAGTTGGCGACCTATGAAAATGACTTTAATATCTTGTATTCGAAGCAACAACAAATTGAGATTGTAAATATCCCTCGCAACCGCTATGCGATTGCTACCGTAACGACGGCAAAATCGGTTGTAAAGGAACTGAGGAATTACAATATAGATACTATTCATCTCCAAATTACCGAGGATGATGCGATTATGAAAGAACATCTTCGACAATCCGAAGAGATTGCTAAAATCGCCACAAAAATCGATAATTACACAAAGGAACTTCAACTCTTCGATACAAACGAAAAGTATCGCTATAATCCCGAGTGCCACGTTTGCTGTAATCGCCCGTGGGTATCACGGATAAAAGAGATACAAGGCATTCTCCAAACCTTACAAGCGAATATGGAAGCGAAACGCCACGGTATGAATTGCACCGAGAGCGAAATTACGATTGTCCGAGAGCGCTTTGAAGAAAATAATGCGAAGCAAGAAAATTATAATTTATTACACGAATGGTATTACTATTACAAGTTTAAAGAAGCGAGTAATAAGATTACAAATGAAATGAATGGCATCATATCCTCTAAGGCTTCTTTACACGAAGAACTGGCGACAAAAGATGCCGAACTCAATGCGACAACCACGTATATCGACAACTTCATTTCCTATTCCTTTCTGCTATACGAAGAATACCTATGCGATATCTACAAGGTATGGGAAAAGAAATATGATGCTACGAGAATGCGAGTGGAGGATTTAGAAAAAACCATTCATTACAACGAAGTCATCCGACCACGCATCGCAAAATACAGAGAATTACAAAAAGCCTACGACGAATGGGTTGTATATGAAAGCACCAAGAAAATCATAGATACATATCATTACTATCGATTGAAGGAGGTTGTTGAGAAGAACGACGTATATCACGAATACCAAAGCAACGAGCGAATGAAACCGCTTATTCTGCGAAAACTGGAATTGAATGCGTTGCTGGGGAACAAAGAGATTGCTATGAAAACCCTAAATGACAAGATTATTAAATATTCTACTATCAATGCGTATAACAAAGAGAATAAAAAGAATTACAATTCGCTTATGGCGATTGAAGGCAATATTGAAGCGATTATTGATGTCCTCGATACTATCCTAACCAACTTTCAAGCCTTTCGCAAGGAACTATATGATACTATGATACTCTCTCGGCTCGTGGAGAAAACGAACCTAATCATCAAGACGCTATGCCATCAGAACACGAAACCCTTCAAATTAAATTACAACGTCGATATATCGAACGATACGGTTCATATCAACTGGCTCATCCACAATGACAATATATCGAAAGAAGGCGTCAAGCAATACATATCGGTATCACAAGCGTCTGGCTTTCAACGCTTTGCGATATCTCTCGCTCTACGTATGTCCTTGTATTTCAATGATTACGACGTCCTCTGTCGCCAACTCTTCATCGACGAGGGGTTCATTAATTTCGATAAAAACAATTTGTCCGTCGTCCCAGTGTTCCTCAAAAGCCTCTTACATTACTTTAATACGATTGTGATACTCTCGCATATCGACATCATTCAAGATTCGGTTGATGAGACATCCGAAATCGTTTTCAATAAAACAAATGGCGTATCGTCGATTGTGTATCGATGAAGAATGGGGTGGGGGATGTTGAGGTGTAGGATGTTTGTTTTTTATTATGAAAGTTATAAATGTTTTTTGAAAGTTATAGAAATCTAAAAGTTTTAGAGAAAATAAAAAGATTGTTAATAACCTTCTATAATCTTTCGAAGTCCTCTAAATAATCCAAACACATTCTTCTTACCACGCTGATAACAAAATATTACTATATAACATAATGTTAAAACACAAAAATAAGGCAAATCAAGGCAAATCAAGGCAAATCAAGGCAAATCAAGGCAAATCAAGGCAAATCAAGGCAAATCAAGGCAAATCACAATAGGGGTGATATACTACCTGTTATAATGTTAATTTTCAAGATATCCCATCAGTTTTTATGTAGAAGCCAAGATATTAGAACAAATGTATCCATTACTTTATTTTTCTTTTTTATAAAAAGATAGTTAATAACCTTATAACCGCAAAGTTATCTTTCAAAGTTCTCTAAATAATCCAAGCGATGCTCGACGCATTTGCCGACTTTTTATAAACACTTAAATCATATTCTTATTACCACACTGATAACAACGTATTACACTAAATTACTTAAAAAGTCGGCAGATGCGTCGAGCATCCCAAGTATTACTAAGCATACACACAAAACCCCCTTTTGTTTTTTTGAGTATATAAAGAATATTATAAATTACTAAATATATGGAAGGTTTAATTGATACACGAGACGAGTATATTGAACATATACAAGATATCCTTAGTGTAGCGATATCGAAGCGAATATATGCTATCTATACCGAGATGATGGGCGAAAAAAAGGGGCTTAAAGGATTTCAAAATGAGTTATATAGTATCCGCAAATGGAACAATAACATTGTTAGTGATGAATACAAGAAGATTGTGAAATATACAAAATGTAAATACTTGGCAAACCTGATTAAAATCATTATCATAACCACGATAAAAATAAAGATATATGAGTATCGAGAGCATTTTGATAACATTAAAATTAAGATACCGAATGCCGAAGATTTCGTTCATAGGTGCTATATAAACGCTGCTTCTTTCTCTTGGAAGAATGCTTATTTGTATAATAGGAACAACATAAAGGACGCAGAATATCAAAATAATCTCAATATCATTGAAGAAAACATCAGAGCGATTGTTAAGAAAACGTTTCGAGACTTTATACCCTTTGATGAAATATTTAAACAGATTGAAGATAACCTAACAAATAACGTACATCAATACAAGGATACAGATGCCAGAAGCGTAGATGTTGAAATCACTAAGAAATCAAAGAAATCAAAGTCTGACCCCGCTACCGAAGAAAGCGAGGATGAAGAAGAAAGCGAAGAAAGCGAAGACAACGAAGACAACGAAGTTGATGAAGAAGAAAGCGAGGCGGAAGAAGAAGAAAGCGAGGCGGAAGAAGCGGAGGAAGAAAGCGAAGACAACGAAGTTGATGACGATAACGAAGAAAGCGAAGACAACGAAGTTGATGACGATAACGAAGAAAGCGAAGGCAACGAAGTTGATGACGACAACGAAGAAAGCGAAGCGGAAGCAGAAGATAATGAAAATGAAGAACAAAGCGAAGCGGTCGCTACGGATAATAAGGAAATAGCAGCCACAGCGGATGCGGCAGTCGCAACCAACGAACCTATTTGTGAAGATAATAAGGAAGATAATAAAATAAATAATATAGTAGATGAAACAGACGAACCCGATGATACAAAAAATAAAACGTTCAATTCGCAAGAAATATCCTTTGCGAACCACGATAAAGATAAAGAAGACGCAACGAGCCTTACGAATACTATTCACAAAGAATGGAACAACATCAAAGACGAATACAGTTCGCTATCTCACAGTTCGTTATCTCACGGTTCGTTATCTCAAAATAAGATGGCTTATAAAATGCCTGAAAATGAGAGCGTTCGCAAAAAGAAGTATGATAACGACGATGACGACACCATCAGTATTAAGAGCAACGTGAGCCACAGCAGCCGCACAAGCAGCGTAAGCGTATTAAGCAATATCACCGATACAAGTCAAATAAAAAAGATACATATCACCGATACGAAAAGTAAAAAACCGAGTTTTTTTTAATAAATTGATACCTTATTTTCCTTATATCCTTATATATATAAGAGTATATCCATATGATGTCCTACTGTTTCTTATGCTATTCTGCGGACAACCTAACGTATTCCAATATTTCTAATATTTGTAAAAAATGTAAAATCATCGAACTATGCGATGTCTGCGGACTTCCTTGTAATAATAAGTGTATCGAGATATTTGCTTCGTGCATGTCAATATCCGACGCTTAATACGATGCGTGTTTCTTCACCTTAATCAATTTCGAGTTCTTTTTTTTAACAAAGACACCAGGGTCATATTCTTCGGCGTCATCTACTTCTTCGTTCATAAGCCCCATTAAATCCCTTTGGTCTTGTAAGGATTGCATCTCCCAGAGGTCTTGCGAACACATCTTGTAATTGACATCTTGTGCCTTATACCAAAACACGATGTCTGATATGTTGTTCGACTGAACCTTGTTGTCTATCACAAGACACTCGAAGTTCTCGGTGCATTGGTTCATCACCTGATTGAATACGTCGAAGGTCGGGAACATACCTGCGTAATGATTGTATATCTTTTCTCGTTCTTTCACAATATTATTACGAAAAATAAAAACATAGTCGATGTTGGAACGCAAGTCGGGCGGTAATCCCAAGCCGTGTTGCATCGTGATTAAAAGAAATATCTTGTAATGCCTCCCGTTCATAAAAATACACCTGATGTTTTTGTCCGTCATCGCCGACTTGTTATACATACAGTCGTCTAATATCAAGAAGGCACGTGGGTCTATCGAAGAGTTCCCGTGCTTCGCCATATCTCTCTTTCGCTCATTCGTTATACTGATTTGTCGGGTCAGGAACTTGCTTATTAACTTCTCTTCCAGTTCGTCATATATCAACATCTTTGGAATAAACTTCTCAAAGTATCCGTTGGCACGTTCGGTAGGCGAAACTACGACGCCGACGGGTACATCCTTGTTATAACTGAGTATATCTTTCATACAAAAACTTTTCCCAGTATTACGTTTGCCGATAAAGACAACTACTGAATCATTCTTGATTTTTGTCGGGTCAAACCTTTTAAGTTCTAACTTCATTTAATTTATAATAACAAAAATAATATATTATATGTATCACACACACATACGCCCCGCCTACGGCGCATATACATATATAAGATATAAGCAATATTATCATATAAGAATAAGAGGAGTAGCCAATAATGGGTATGAAGCATTACTGGATAAATATTGATAGGTCGCAGGATAGACGAGCGTTTATGGAAGAGCAATTTAAGAATAACTCGCTCGATAACGTTAGGGTGTCGGCAATCACGCCTCAGGATTTCGACGAGGTTCTCGAAGATAAGCGTCCGCTAACCTGTAAGCACCCTGGGTGTGTTCGGTGCGAATACGAATACGCTTGTATATCCAGTCATATCAAAGCGATGATTGAGGGGCTTAAAGACGAAAGCAACGATTGGTTCGTGGTGATGGAAGACGACATTGTGATACCTTTTGATATCGATTATAACAAGATGATTGGCGAGTTGCTGAAAGAAGCACCGACGGCACAATTGGTTCAGTTGCTTATCCTATACGGACAGACGGTGAAAGCATTGTATAACCTATCAATCACACAAAATATGCCTTTTATTAAATGGCAGTATCTATTGCCATCTACGGGTATGTATATTATATCCCGTGAAGGTGCTGAAATATTGGTTGGTAAATATTTTAAAAATAATAAATATGACTTCACTACGTGCGAATATCAAGTTGTCGCAGACGTCGCATTGTATTCGTCGATAAACTCTTACGCTACTACATTTCCCTTCGCATACCCGAACATCGACTTAGTGTCCGAAATACATCCCGAGCATTACGAAGCACACAAGGAAACCTACCTCGATATTCGAGAGGTGATTGATGTAGCCAGACAAAGAAGTATTCCTTTTACAGCGCCTTAGCAGCCTTAGCCGCCTATAAATTAATACATATGCGGTTCGCTATGCTTGTCCTTATCGACGATATTGTATTTTTCATTGAAAAAATAGATGACGATGAGTTGCTTACGGTGGTTTCTTAACTTATCGGTGCAATACAATATGTAGGTTTCGTCTTTCCCATTTAAGTTCTTGTTTTTTATCCATATTTTGAAAAGTTCATTGTATAATATGACTGATTCATTTATGAGCGGATACTTGTCTATCTTGTTGGTTGCCAACATCTGAGCCTCCTCTGCTAATCCGATAATATGTAGAAAATGCTTTGTGATACAATCACGGCATCTCTTGTTCTTGTTTGTAAGATGCTCCTCTAATAATATAGATTGCTTGATGATTTGTTGCATGTTGTATCGAGGGTCGCTCACGGGGTCAATTGAATCACAAGATGTCGAACACGAACCCTCGCTTTTTTGCTTGTTATAGTTGATGTTTAGCAAGGTCGCTGACGCTGCTCCCGTCGCTCCCGCTGCTCCGTGGTCGCTTAGATTATGTATATGCCATAATACGATGATTGTTGATAGAATGATTGTAAAAACAATAATAGATGTTTCTAAAACATTCATAGTAATATAATTCTACTAATATGATATAAAATAATAACTTGGTTTATTAGAAAATGATTATAGATGCCGTAGAAGACTTTGCGATTATGAAAAGCCTTTTCCTCGAACCCTTTAAAGGCGGAGGCGGTGGTAGCGGAGGTAGCGGAGGTGGAGGGAAAGGAAGCAGTGGCAGTGGTGGTAGCAGTGGTGGTAGCAGTGGCGGTAGCGGCGGAAGCGGCGTAAGCGGCTCACGAAGAAACGCCAAGAACGCCAAGCCTCGTCCTTCATTTAACATCGCAATCTTTCTGTTCTTTGTTGTTATCTATTCCTTGACATTCTTGTTTTTTTCTACTCGCAAATAAATAAATATTAGTATATAGTAGAATATAGTAGAATGAGTGGTAGCGGTAGCAGCAGCGCTTTGTTTTTTGAAGAGTTTAAAGTAGGTAAGGGCAAAACCCAAGATGATGCGGAAGCACAGAACTCAGGTTCAGGAACAACAACGGGAGCAATCGCAGGGGCGGCAACAGGTGCTTTGGTTTCAGGAGGTTCAGCCGCCGTAATGAGTAATTCAGGCTCTAATAACGTAGAGAAATGCCCTTTGGATAACGATACCCTTTATTGCCAAATTAGCAGAACCGCAGGTATCACTGGTATGCTTGTTTATATATTGTTTATTATAATCTTAGTTATGATATTCTTCTATTCGATGTATTACCTGTTCTTTCGAAGCGGTGGTAGTGGCGGCAGCGGCGGTAGCAGCGTAAGCAAAGCAGTATCAAGGAGGAGACGTTAATGCGAAGCATTTTTAAAGCGAAGCGTTAAACAGTAGCCTTATTTATTTTTATATATCATCTCAATCAGGCAACAATAAAAAGACGAAGGTAGTTATAGTATATAAGGCAGTTCCCCATAATGTATCAATGATACCTATTGTGCTATCTAAGTCCTTGTAAATTGCGAGTGAAGTGAAGTTATAGATGCCATAGATGGAAAACCCGACAGCACCTCCATACATAAAGGATTTTAATAATTTAGTCTCGATGCTAATACTGCGAATACTATCGCCTTTCTTTATACTTTGCGTTGTGAAAGGTATTGCCACGTAGATAACCGAAAATAGTATGAAGAGATATGCGATGATTGCGTAGTCGGTTCGAAGTCTTACAGGGGACTTTTGAACGTTTAGAATTACCGACGAATACGCAGATACATTCATTGCTATCCACGCAACATCTAACACCATAAGGATACCTGTTATTATAAGATACTTCACATAGATATTCATATCGTTCTTTCTAATTAACAACGATGTTTTTTATTTTTCTCGATATGTATGTAGAATAGATATATTATAAAAATGAGTAAGGAAAGTTTTAAATACTGCGAATATGAATGCTCATATAAAATGTTTTTTGATAAAAATCCAAATATACTTAAATTTAATGCTAATAACACATTTATACTATATGGCAAAAAAGATAACGAAATAATAAAATCTAATAAATTAAAATTAAAAATAATTAATATTATTAAAAACACATATGAAATATACGACAAAGGTGACGATAGCAAGACTGATATATCATGGAAAACATTAGAATGCGAAGACAATGGCAAGAATGTAAAAGTTATTATAACAGGCGTTCAAATATTAGACGACACTGATAAAGTGGTATCATATGGTTCTAAGGAAGGGGTATATTTCAATTTTAATGGAGGTCGCAAAGTAAATGCGAAGGCTTCGTCCGTCAAGAAAGAAGTCTGTGGGAAACTAAGATGTATCTACAAGATACCTGGGTCGAGAAAGGAACACCTGAAATACAAGGGGCAACTCATTACCGTAGCGGATTATAAGAAACTTATGAAAGCGAAATCCTAATATTAAATATAATCCTATTTATATAGATTGAATATGGCATCTAAAAAAACAAAAAAGAAAGATACATCAAATAAACCTATTATGTCAGTAGATACACATATTGACTATTTAACGTATTCCTTAGCAGAACAGTATGATTTTTTGGAACGTTTGTTTAAGAATGATGAAAAGAAAGAGCGTATGGGAAGATGGTTAGAAAATGTTAAAGTTGAGGAGGATATCGGAGAACCATATATCGAAAATCCTTTGCTTGGCTACCCTTATATAAAGGGCGACGACTTATATATAAATAGAGATGTATCGTATCAAGCCCTACATAAATGGTGTGTATTACATTACAAAGATTTGACAGTCGCAAAATTACCAAAGCCGATTGATGAGATTATAGACGATGAAGCGAATAGATGGAAACGAAAACCCACAGAAGACCCATATACGCACAAGGAGGTTAGAGTATCCCTCTTACCAAATAGTGAATACGTTATCTTGTATAAAAAAATTATGAACAAATTGGTCGGGAATATTTTGAAAGCGGATACTGAGGATACTGCGAAGACTGATAGAATACTGACAGTCGAAGAATGTTTTCGAGTAAAGTATAGTTTGCCTTACGAACACGCTCACATTCTTTCAACCACTCCGCTATACTATGACTATCTCTTTGTTGTCTATTTTGTTAATTCTAAAACAATCCAATATGACCCTGAGTTCAAAAACGAACTAACAATCTACTTGGATAGTGCGGTTTATACTACTGGAAAAGTATCTGATATTGAAACTCCTTATACGTTGTTTTTGAAAAACTATATAACAAGGATGAGCGAAAGCCCACTCTCTATTATCAGTATAGTAATGAAATTATCTGCTGAAATCAAAAATATGATGCTACTTAAACCCATACCTATAACAAGCGTCGATATTGACAGAGTTAAGTTCAATATGAATGTATTGGAATATTGTAAAAGGGTATTGTATAAAAGTCCATATCCAATTATAGAAGGTTATTTAAAAGAATATGAAAAAAACGAAGCCATAAATGCCATAAATGTTCGCACATCTCCTACGATAGCCAAAGGGACTACGATATCGAATGCTCGTGTTCGCACATCTCCTACGGTAGTCGAAGATGTTCGCATAACCGCAAGGAATGCGGAAATGAGACGACGGTCATTCCTTGCTTATTCTTCTGTTGCGGTTGTGCGTAAAGATGATATATATTTATTAGAACAATCTATAAAAAAGTTATTGTTATCTGAATTGGAAACTATGAAAAAAGACGGCGATTTTAAAAAGGATTTTGAATACATATATGAAATGATAGTTGCCTATATAAAAAATAAAGATAGCGATGCTTTCGAAACCTCTCTATCCATTTACAATAGCATTTTGAAACTATATATGGATAATAAAAACCATCGTCGAGGTGTCTATAAATATATCAGAGACACTTATAAGGGAATTGGTATTGGTATAGATGAACCACCACAGATGCCAATAAAACCGCATATGACAAGCGATTTGCAAAGATATAAAATACGTAAGGAACGAAACGGTAAGGAACGAAACGGATTACAAGAATATTATAAAAACGACAAGAAAACAATCGAAGAATATGAAATTGAGTTGATGGAATATAATAAGCGGTTAAAAGAATATCAATTAAAAAAAGAAATATATGACCGCATTTATTACGGAACATATTCGCCGAAAAAACCCTTACTGTCATTAAATGTATATAAGGGGTTTTTGAAAGAAGAATTACCACACGGCTCAATCAGGAAAACAAAGAGCGACGAAGTAAGAATATCTGGCAGGTCTGGCATACCATCATTCGCATATTATTCGGACAAGGTATTTAGCGATAAAAAACATCACAGTCCTAACGGTTATTATAAAAATGACATAGACCCTTATACACAAGAAGAGTTTCGCAATATGAACCCGAAAAAACAGAAATACGTTTCAGACATCGTTTATAATATTGGAAAACGGGACATCCATTATCGATTTGATACGGTATCAGTCTATAATTATATATTGAAATGTATAGACAATTGTAATAAGCCTATTAATTTTTTTAATAGGACTGAATTAACAGACGCAAACTTAAAAGAGATATGTAATAAAATTAAATACTTTACTAAAATGCCAACCTATTCATCTTCCGAAATTAAAGCATTATTAAAAGATTGTATCAAATATGATAATCGTCTTGTATTCGATTATGATATAGAAGGGCATCCAGAACAAAAAGGAAAAGACATTGTAGGGGTTCGAAAGGTATATCTAAATATTAAATTAGGTAATATATTGTTTCGTGTAAGCGATGCTAACTATGCGAATGCTGCTAACGTCGTGTTATTATTGCCTCATTTTAATCGCTATAAGTTCCCAATGGAGAACTCAGTTCCAAAAGATATATTTAAGATTTTACAAACCAAGTTATCAGAAGGAGCGTTGATTGGTAGTAAATATTTCCCATACAGGAAAAATAATACCATTCTAACGTTGCCAAAGTTTGAGTTTGATTTGAACGACGATGCTCCTAAAACATTAGAAAAATTAAAAGCATATAAACAAGAAATCTTGATGCTTAATGCTTCATAAGTTTCTTATACTTTGCGACGGTAATGAGACGTCCCTTGTATTTCAGGTGTTCCTTTCTCGACCCAGGTATCTTGTAGATACATCTTAGTTTCCCACAGACTATCTTCTTTATAGTCTTCTTTACGACAGTCTTCGCCCCGCCAGATTTTGACGACGACGATGAGAATGATAAATCGAACTGTGATAGCGGCGACGATGAAGAACGTGATGAAGAACGTTTAGGTGATGAAGAACGTTTAGGTGATTGATGTTGTAGTTGCTCTGCAGGTGGGACGTATTTTGTAAATATAAGCGAACTATTATCGTTGAACATGTCATCAATTTCATCATATTTCTTTTTTAATACCTTATACCTTGCTTCGGCATCTTTATATTGTTTTTCACTATTAAGGTTCATAATACTCTCAAAAAATGCGTTCATCTCAATTTCAAATGGTATAATTAAATTATAACAGGTTTCTGCTTCACCCTTCTCGTGGTTGTTTTTACCATCAGACCTATATTTTAAAACCCTTGTTCTAAGATAGTCAGCATTCTTGCGGAAAATACTTAAAAATTCAAGTTTATACAATACATCAGATTGAAGTTTTAAATACTTCAATTTGTCTCTCGAAGCCTTTAATGTTTTGCCTTCTGCTTCAACTCCTTTTTCTTCGGCTTCCAATTTTAGCAAGTCTGTTTGAATACTATACTCAATCTCTTGTAATTTTAAATTATTTAATATATTTGAATAAATAAGGATATCTATTTCGATGTCTTTCTTTTTTGTATGTCTATTATTTAATCTAATAATAACAGCTTTTAAAATCTCGCTTTCCTTAATTTTATCATCCCCTTTCAGTTTTGGTATCTTCTTTGCTAACTCTTCTGTTTCTTTTTCTAATTCAGTTATAGTTTTTATAACCTCCTTTAAGTCCTCTTTTTTTATAACTAAACGGTTATTGTATCGAGTTTGCAATATTGATATATTTTTTATATAGTCTTCTATATATTTTAAAAAATCTTCAATTTTTTTCTTATCATTTCCATATAACCTAATCACATTACCTTCTATTTTTTGATATCTTTAATCTTCTCGTCTAATGTTTTCGTATGCTTAAACATTGCGAATAATCCCTTTTTGTCTGATGGCGGTTTAGTAGCAGTTTTACGTGTTGAAAATGCTATATCCATCTTATATACTTCTATATATATGAATTATAAAAAATAAATATCTATATTATTATAAATACATTATCTACAATATATCATCACAACAACATGCATTGCTTAGGGTGTGCGATATATTTACCTTCATTTCACGATATTATCGAATATCTAACAAAAAATAAATAAGGAATGCGTAGCATTGCTAAGCAATTCTTAGCCTCCGTTAGCCATTAATTAAGCAGTCGCCGTCGCACTCTCAGTATCCTTAGCCTCCTTCGCCGCCTTGCTCTCGTTCCAATTCATCGCCGCCTGTTTCATCAGTTCCTTTCTCTCTTTGTCTGGGAACTCAGTGATTAATCGTGTCATCTCATCTTTAATATACAGGTTGTATTTGCTCGGTTGCTTCTTAATCACCACGCCGTCGCTATCAACCTTCACAACCCGCTTTTTACCTTGTCCCGACTTTAAGGCGTCTTTAAACGCAGTTGTCGCCTGTTTCTTAGTTTCATCCAGAGTGTATTCAGTATCATCCTCGAATGCCGATGCGAAGAACTCCTTGATTTTTTTACCTGACACATTCTTTGTAGCACTCATACTTATTATATAATCATATTGTATTGTAAGTTTTATATAATTTTATATATTAATTAATAATAAGGGTTTGCGATTTAATTTTAATGGACTTTGAGAAACACCTTGATTACAACGCATATAAAGATAGTCTAAATGAGATATTTGATAAATTAGACGAGGTTATCTACATATCGAATACCATAGATTACAAAAAGATAAACATATTGTTATCAGAAATCGTCCAAAACTTCGACTATTATAATACAGTCGTGATGATACCGTCGGCAAATGTTGGAAAGGCAGTTGGAAAAGAGGAAAAGGTAGTGGAAATGGCAGTGGGAGGAAAAAGAGGAAGGCGTAAAGTTAAAGGAGGAAGTGATGATATACAAGTAGGGATACCTGTCGGGATACCAGTAGGGACAACAGTGACGCCAGAAGATGTAGATGTAGGGACAATAGTCGAAGGAACGCCAGTAACGCCATTAGATAAACAACAGCAACCAACGCAAGAAACGCCATCGCCACCCCAGCCACCGCCATATAGTGATATAGACGACCAAGCAACGACAATCAAGAATATAATAGAAGGAGATGAATATAAGAACTTGGTATCCTATATTCAAAATACAAAGACAAGAATAGATGACAAGGGGGGGAAGTTAAAGACAAAGGTTGATGATTTTATAAACAACCATTTATTAACATTAGACGTAAAAGACAATCATATGATACGTGATGACTTCTTAAAGCAATATAGCAGTCTCATGTTTAAACTTGAAGATATTATAAAAAATATACAGAATATAAACCACGGGATACAAGACGAAGGCACTGCGGACGCAAAGATTAATGTCGATTTAATGACTAACCAATGGTACTTGTTTAGTTGGGGCAATACGCGTTTCTTTACTACGGATTGGTTGTATTGGTTAAAAAAATCTTTCTCAAAAGACGCACACGTTATAAACGCAGATAAATTAACTAAGCAAGGCTATAATGACTTTCGAGAAAAACTATACACCCTATATGTTAAACTACAAGAGGATTTTCCACAATCCGAAGGAAAGAAATATAAAACAGACATTTCAGAAGTTGTGTTTAAAGAGATAAATATTAAATTAGATAATATTTACAAAAAAGAATTAAAAGCAAAGGCAGAAGAAGCGAAAGCAGATGATACAAATGTAAATGTTAAGTCATCAACACCTCAACCATCAACAGCAACAACACAATCACCATCAACAGCAACAACACAATCACCATCAACAACAACAACACAATCACCTCAACAATCACCATCAACAATAACACAATCACCATCAACAACAACACAACCACAACCACCTCAACCATCAACAGCAACACAGCAATCACCTCAATCACCAGAAGAAGATATAACTAATATGGCACTTCAAAAAGTGGAAGAAAGTAAAAAAGCAAGGCTGAAAGCAAGAGCAGATGCTATCAACGCAAAAGAAAAATTAATGAAAATTGAAGACGACGCAAAAGAAAAAATGGAAGCATTAGCAAAACAAAAAGCAGAATTAGAAGAACAAGCAAGAGCATCAGTTCTCGCCGAAAGAGACAAAGCCAGTAGCACGATTAAAGGATTAATAGGTTCAACTCCACAAATAACAGAAGCAAAAAACTCTTTTGGCAATTTAGGTAAAGACTTAGGTAATGTAGGTAAGCAATTTGGATTATTGAAACCTAAAATACCACCCAACCCTCTACAATTCGCAACAGTCTAACCTCTCGAACCACGTAGTTCCGCTACCTCTTCACGCAGTTCGTTTATTTCTTTTTTAAGGGCTTTTATACATTCAACGAATAACGGCGCCATCTTTTCATAGCAAATCGTTAAAAAGTTGTCTCCGCTTTTCGAAACGATATTGTTATAGTCGTCTCGTGCCATATCGAACGGCGCTAACTTAACAATCTCAGGGAGAATGCTTTGAACCTCTTGGGCGGAAAGTCCGACATCAGGGTTCTTCGAAAACCCATAGGATACCGCCAAGTCATTTGGTGTGAAATGAAACCCATTAATACGGTCGATTAAAGCAATCGGGTTCGCAATGTTCGACGTGTAATCTTTGAGCCGATTGTCTGAGAAGGACGTCGTGATACCCTTGGAGCAGATAATCGCCCCATCCACCGTGAGCGTATCGATGTTGCTCGTCGTTCCGATGGATACGTTCGTCATACTATACACATTCGTCGGACTGATAACCCACGCCGACTTAATGTTATTGATGGAAAACGCCAAGTTATTACTCGACGCCAGTATATAATTGCTATTATTCATATCATTCAATCGCAACGTGTTATTCAGTATCGCAATATTGCTATCTATTCTCCTTGCGATAACGTTGCTCGTCTCCAAGACATAATTGCTCGTATCCAGCAGAACATCCCGATTGTTCCTTATATAATTCCCCGCTATCCGAACGTCCCCATTATTACCCACCGTATATACGACGTTGTCCCTGTTCGACGCTTGTATGATGTCGTTTAGAAGGTCGTTCTGCTTAATCACTAACGCCCTCGACGTGTTGTTCGCATTCGTGATTTCAAGCCGTTCCGTCGTATATACTTCGGTTTCCAGCGTAGTACTCGCCCCCAACACAATCAAGTTCGAACTTACCGTAAGATTGCCATAGATGCTAAGATGATTATTATACTCATTATTTATAATAAACCGCTTCGCAGCAACAGCACTTTCATTTATCATATCGGTCGTCAAGTTCGTTATTCGGGTCGCTATGAGATTGCTCGTCGCCATCACGTAATTGCTAACATTCACGTCGTTCCTGTTCGTCCGTAATACCAAGATATTACTTGTCGCCATCACGTAATTACTCGCATTCACGTCGTTCCTGTCCGTCCGCAACACCAAGATGTTGCTCGTAGCCATCACGTAATTACTCATATTCACGTCATTCAACCCAGTCCTCGACATTACATAATTGCTAACATTCACGTCATTCCTGTCCGTCCGCAACACCAAGATGTTGCTCGTAGCCATCACGTAATTACTCATATTCACGTCGTTCAAATCTGCTTTTGCCACCAAGAGATTGCTCGTCGTCATCACGTAATTACTCGCATTCACGTCATTCAGGTCGTCCTTTGCGTTTAGCACGTCTCTTGTGTATAAAAGCAAATTACTCATACTCGCATCTCGCTCTCGAATAGTGGCATTCAAGGTTGCGACGTTTTCGAATAGCAAGTCGCTATTGTTCGCCCCGAGGCTCAATATTTTACGGTCAAGGTCTTCAATGACATTTTTACCCGCTACATCGAATATATTGCCACTGATATATAAATCATTGCTCGTCCGAACGTCGCCGTAAAACTGAATGTTCCCCACCTTGTCAATGAGTAATTGCGGATGCTCGAATTGATTGTCCGAGTAATTAAACCGCAGGTTGCCATCATAACTATATATTTCGTTGATTAGACTGCCTCGGTCGAGCGTCTCGTCCTTCACAGAACTCGCAAAGATGATGTGCGGTTTCAAGTTCGCACGATTAAAGTTCGTCAGTTGTATATTAAGATTGCTATTTTGGACGTATCGCCTGTAATACTCGTCAATCCTAATCGTATTACTTAAACTCGCACCATATATTGCGAATTCGTCCTGATATAGATTTGAACCGACATAGATTAACTCCGTGGCATACGCACCATCTACAATCTCATTCGACGTCTGGATACTAACGATATTCGAGATATTATTCGCAACGGTAGCCACGTTCGCATAGCGGATATTCGAACTGTAATTTATAATATAATTGCTGTTCGTCATCGTATTTGGGAGCGTGTTGGAACTGTTGATGACTGTTCGATTGGTTCGATGGATTGCGAATTTACCTGTGTAGGCATACGTTAGGTCTGTGCCACTCGTGTAATTATAACAGACGATGTTCGAGGTTTCCGATACAATATATACGTTCGATAGCGAATAGTTGTCGTCCAACTTGATTAGATTTTTATTCACAAATACCTTTGATATATTCTTTGTCCTGCTATTCACCTTAGGCAAATAACTATATATTTCGTTTTTTAAAGAAATAATATTGCTCGTCCTATCTCTCGCTACATCTACAACCCTCGTATAGTTTGATGTGAATAGCGTGTTCGACGTCGTCATATCCGTGAGATACGAAGGTATATTATAAATGTTGTTAAAGATACACGAAAAGTTGTAATTCTTATTCATAATCGTATCGTCGAGCGTGATGTTAAAAATATTCGACGTCTGGTTATTTACAAGTCGCATCTCGTCAAGTCCGATAATCTCATTCGTCGCATCCGACAATTGCGGGGTAATGTCAAAAAGCACACGGTCGTTTTCGAGCAAGTTCTCCAAGTTGAACTCCAAGCGATACGACGGCGTCGTGTCTATCTTGATGTCCCTCGTGCTATATCCGCCGTTTATGATATTCGCATTCGACGTATTAAACTTATACGTCAAATCAATATTCGAATGTTTCGATAGATAATAGATATCCTTTACGGCGTGTAGCGTCTTATAAACAACCGTATTCGGATTATCTATATTACTTCCAAATATATCAAACGTCGGCACATAAACCGACGAAATCGTATTGTTAAATGCGGTATTGAATGTTTTCGCATTGTTGTCCCATCCGCTACCGCCACCGTCTCCGTCGCTCGTCGCTACCTTCGAAAATACGATATTACAACTATTCACGGTCGCCTTCGTATAGATGTAATCCTTCGTGTATCTCGCATTGATTAGCATCGTCTGCTCGTCGTATTCGCTGTTAATCGACATCGTCTGCTGTGGGGCTTTTTCGTTGAACCCGTAGCGAACCCCGTCTCGCAAATTAATACCCGTCGTGTAAGGGTCTATCGTTAATATATTAAGCATATTGGTATTGTCGGGTTCGTTCCCCACGTCTAACACGGCGGCATCCAACGTGAAACGGTAGTTGTTCTCTTCGTCCCCACTACAAATCGTCGTATATTTATTGCGGTCTCCTGCGATATTCACCATATTTATTTTCACAGGATTATAACTGTTCGTCAATTGCAACCCGTATTTATTGTCGTCGTCGATATGTAGCGTGATATTGCTATTGTATCCACTCACTCCCTGCCCTACGTGCATATAGGTCTTTGAAAAACTGTTGTTAAACTCGACAAACGGATGATAAAAATCGTTGTTGCTGTCGTTCTTGTAATAACTGAATGTTAAGTTCGTATTTTCGGTCGCTACATCGTTGTTATTGGATACGAGGATTTGAACCATATTCTTTATGTTTGTGTTTTTGTCCTTGTCATAATTCACGTTAAAGTCATTGAACTTATAGATACCCATCTCAATCGCCGAATAATCGTGGTTGTTGCGAAGATTATTATTCATAATCGTCGGATTATTGTCCGTAAGCACGTTCGACGTATAGGAGATAAACTTCGCAACCGAGAGCCTATCGTTGTTCTGCTTAATCACAAAGGGGATGTCGGTATTCACGATTGAATCAACGACAATCGACTGCGTAGGCTTGAAGACGATGTTCTTACCCGAATACTCGATGTCGTTATAGTCTATGATATTTTTATAAATAATATTTGACACTGAGACTACGTCGATATACTTTGACAACTCTGTAAGCCCCTCCACCTTTTTGAGGCGAACATTGAAATTATTACTGTTATTATCGATAATATTGATATTCCCATGCACGTTTAAGTCGCCGTAAATAGACACTGCAACATTCGTATCTTCATTCAAGAAATCATACGACACGTTCGGGTTGTTGAAATCCACGTGATAATTCGAGTTCTGCGTATTGTAATACATCGACATCCCGAAGTTCGTCGGCTCAATCGTCTTATCCGTGTATCCGATTTGGAGTGGTCCTATCCTCGCAACATCACGCGAATCAATATCATTGAACTTGTGGTTTTTATAAATGAACCATCGCTCCAAATCCCTATCGCTCCTTAAATCCCTGTCGTATTCGCAAATGTCAATCCCGCTATAATCGGCGTTGTTGTGAAGCCCTCCACCTCGAACCCCTCGATAGATGCGGATGACCGAATGATTGTAATCTTCGATAATCGTATTGCGAACCTGTAAAGGTGCATGAACGTCTTCTCCGCTCCACCCAAGCGATATCTTCTTATTCGTATAAAAACTCCCGAGATTGTTCGTGACTTGTAGCGTCTCGATAAGTTTGTCATTTTGATAATAAGTATCGCTATTGATACCCTGTTTCACATTCAATCCTCGCATCTTCACAGAATATGTCGAGATATTGTCGTAATTAATACAGTATTTATAAGTATTCTCATTGTATATATTGAAATAATTCTTCGCACCGTTATAGACAAACCCCGCCATCTTCGTTATCACGTCGTCCTTGTAGATGTTATACTCGGTAGCGGCGATTTTGCCATTAATATCCAAGTGAATACCTTCGTGTGGTAATTTCGTGTTTATGCTAACGCCCGTATTGGTTATCGACAGCGTCGGTGGCGTATTGATTAAGTTCGGGCGAAACACGTTGTTCTCTAACGACGATATATCGAAGGATGGGTAAAAATACACGTTGTTCTGTTTCCCCGCTACCTTGTTCGTATTCACGATGAGACTGTTGTCATAGAAGTCCAGATACGAAAGTCGCCCGATATTTGCGATATACTTGTCGGCATTCACCTTATCCTGTAAGATAACCTCGAAATTATTATATAAACTGCTCGACTTAAACACATTCACGACGCCCCGAAATCCTTCGCCCGTATTATTGCCGACGCTCAATTTATTCGGGAAACTGATGTTGCGGTTGGCGTCGAGGTTCGCTATGTTGCTATGGACGTATGTGAAGAAGTATTTATTGCCATTGTCTGTATTGCTCGTTATCGTCGTATATCCGAGTGTCTCGTCGCTTATATTGATAGGATTAACACGAATGCCTCCTATCATCAAGTCGTTCGCAATATCCAAGCGGTTCATCGAGAGCGTCGTGGTATTCACAAAACTCGTAGTTCCACGAAACGTCGCATTTTCAGATACGACAATCGAAGTCGCCTCGATGCTCGGGGCGGTGATAGAGTTCGTGGCGTTTATCGTCTTCGCATTTAGCGTCTCCCGAACATCTACGATATTAAAGGAATAACTGAGACCGTTAAACGTCCCCGCCGTAATCTGCGACGGGCGAATGCTACCTACGCCGTCCGCACGAATATAGACTTCGTCGATATGCTTGTAATTGTTCGTGAAGTTGTCATAGAGGATGATGTCGTCGAACTTCGAAACGCCCTTCACGTCGAGGCGTGTCGGGTTCGCAAACGCCGTGTTCGAACTGATACCGTTCGTCAAAATATTCTTGTAATATATCACGTTTATCGCCTGATTTTTCCCGATACACACGTTCCCGTTGTTATCTATCGTCATCGCCGCATAATCGGCGTCCTTCTTGTATCTCGGGACGGCTTCTCGGGTATATAAGGAATTGATTTCATCCGCCGATTTATTCACGTGAAACTCCAAGGGCATCCCCTTCGTGGTTGAGATGACTGCGGGGGATATGTTGCTACCGCCAATGATACCGATGCTAAACTTGGATAATTCGTTGGTTGTATAATTGTAGGTGTCGTTTCGCAAGGCGATGTGGATGTTGTTGTAGTCGTTGTTTGGTGTCGAATTGATATTTAGAGGATGCTGATTGTAGTTTGTATCGACCAACCCGCCTAAGGTTAGATAATTTGGCGTGTAGATATTATTCACGGGATACGTCATATCATAGAGGTTGTTGTAGTAGGTTACGACGCCCGTTTTGAATGGCTGTGATTCCGACAAGATATTTATGTTTTTTATTAAATCGATTAGGGCATTGCTGCCAATCTCTCCGCTAATCGAGATATTGCTGAACTGGATGCTGTGGGCGTTAATGATACCGTCGCACTGGATGTTTCGATTGACGTAGAGAGACGCATTCGGTTGCCTGAAATTCGACGTGATAAACCTCGACGTGTTAATGGCGACCCCGTCGTGATTTACATACATATTCCATTTCGTATCCAACTGATTGCTATTATTATTCGCTGTTCCCAGACCGTCCCCGACCACTAAGTATTCATTATCATATAAGGATAGACGCTGGATGTCCTGTATTGTATTAATCCCTATCCCTAATGAATCGACTTTGATGAGTGGTTCGGTATCTTGAATAATAAAATCATCCATTTTACTATACTATTTAAAAGAAATAAACAATTAATATTTATATAATAAAAAATGATATAAATACAATAAATACAAAACACTTTAACTTTATATGAAACGCATTCAAGGTATTCATAATAAAACAAGGGAGATTGAGATTACCAACCAACCCTATAACAATAAGAATGTTCTCTTACAAAGCAAGGATTTGACGACGATATTCAATCAAAATGGGCTGAATGGCATTGTGTTTAAAAATATCGACTTGTATCGTGTGGCGTTCGTTCATAAATCGTATTGCACGATGAAGAACATCGACTTTGACAAGAGTAATGTGAATTGTCCGTCCGATTGCCTCCCGCTTCAAGATATGTCCTATGAACGCCTCGAGTTTCTTGGTGACTCTTTAATCGGTATGATAGTCGCCAACTACTTATATACACGGTTTCCCGACCAAAACGAGGGGTTTCTTTCGAAAATCCGAACAAAAATCGTAAATGGACGGATGCTCGGCTACTTGTCCGAAAAAATAGGTTTTCCGAAGTTTGCGATACTATCAAAGCAGGTTGAAGAGTCGGGTGGTAGAAATAACTTTAAGATTATGGAGGATATATTTGAAGCGTTCATCGGGGCTTTGTTTCTCGACTTTCAAACCGAGAGCGACAAGGTTCAACTCCCGAATGCGATAACCATTTCCCCTTTCACGGGTGCGGGATACTTTATCGTGGAAAACTTTCTCATCTATATCATCGAAAACTACATTGACTTCTGCGAACTAATTCGTATCCAGAATAACTACAAGGATATGCTCGTATCGTATATGATGCACAATCTTCAAGATATACCAAAGTTCTACGAAGTGAAGGTGCTGATGAAAGACAATGTTCGCATCTTCACTTACTGTATCAAAGACAGAAACAATGCGATTATTGCGACATCCACAGGTAGCAACAAGAAGGAGGCGGAGAACAACACGGCGAAAGAGGCGCTACTTTACTACAACGTGGATATATGCGAGTATAGTTCGAGTATTTAGATATGTAAATATATGTTGATATAAACAAAATATATAATTTTATATTTAAAGGATGGATAAATTGAATATCACGCATCTCGTTTTATCTGGCGGGGGGATGCGGGGCGTCATCTATATTGGTGCGATACGATATCTATACATCGAGAACTTACATAAGAACATTTCGCATATCGCCGCCAATTCAATCGGCTCTTTCGTGGCGTTATGTATAACGTTCAAACTGACTATCGAAGAGATTGAAGAAATCATATATAATTCAAAAGACGACAAGGAATTGTGTAATATCCCTACGAAGAATTATTATCGCATTATATCGAAATTGGGTCTCAGTTCTATCTCGCATTTTATGGAACATTTAAAGAGAAGATTGCGTATCAAGTATCCAGATATGGACGTGGGCGGGGACGGGAGGGACGCAATGTCGTTTAAGGAGGTATCGCAGAGGTTCGGTGTCAATCTCTATTTCTCGACTACGAATATTAATCGATGCGAAAATCGTATTTTTTCCATTGAGGATACGCCTGACGTATCTGTATTTACTGCTTGTGAAGCGTCTATGGCGATACCTTTGCTATTCACGCCGATTGTGATAGACGGCGAACATTATTATGATGGGGCTTTTACGAATAACTTTCCGATTAAAATATTCGCTCACATATCGAAAGAGAATATCATTGCGATGCTCTTGTATAAAGAGAGAGCCGAATACGTGCCGACGAAAACAAAGATAAATATCTTTTATATCCTACAACAAATCTGTAAGATGTTTGAGATATTACGTGTCAATCAGGTAACCATCAATGAACTCAATGCGAATGATAAGGACTACTATTTTATGCCTAAAAATATAAATATGAAGTATTCGATGAATGTGGTTGTCAATCGCAAGGGGGTGCGCTTAGAACTGTCGTCGGAACAGATAGACGAGATGATATTACACGGGTTCAGTTGTATGGCAGAGTATATCGATAAACGCAAGGCATTACTGTATGAGAAAAATAAATTGCGACTATGCGATACTGCGGAATTGTTGGCTTAGCGTTGGCGGTTCTGTTGCTATACCGTTATGTGTTTGTTTGACACTGGCTTTGTATGTAATACCTTGGGAACGTTAAAAGACGCTTTAGCTGCTTTGGCTGCTTTGGATGCCTTGGGTGATACTCTTTTCGTTTTTGGTGATACCTTGGGTGAGACTTTTGTTTTGGTTCGTGATACTCTTCTTATTTTTAATACGATTGGTTGTTGCGCCTTTCGTGTCAAAGCATTTGTTTGAGACTTTGTAACGAAGTGATGTCTTTTACAGAAGGCATCTATATCCTCCCTTTCTGGTGGCGGTGGCGGTAGCGATATCCTCGCATTTGCGAAACCCTTCTTTTTTTCATATCCTTTATCTTTACAGTATTTGTCCGCAGGTAAATCTTTTAAATCGATACGCTGTGGAAGCGGTGGATGCGATGGTTGCTTATATTGTCTATACATTGGCTGCTTATGATACTTAGGATACTGAGGATACGGAGGATGTTGCTGATACAATTGTCGTTGCTGTTGTTGCCATTGTCGTTGCTGTTGCTGTTGTTGCCATTGTCGTTGCTGTTGCTGCTGTATATATAGTTGTTGTCTTTCTTGTTCTTGGCGATACAGTTGCCGTTGTTGTTGTATATACAGTTGCTCTTGTCGTTGCCTTTCTTGTTCTCTTTTAACTAATTCATCTAATTCTTGTTTTATTCTTTGTTCTTCTTGTCGTAAATCTTTTAACTTTTCTATTCTTCGGCGTTGTCTGCTTTTTGAGGAGGATGTAGTAAGGGATTTTGAGGAGGAACGAGATAAGGGTTTCTTATCCTCTGCGTAATCTAATGCTTTTCTAACGGCACTCGCTATACTCGTGGCTCTCGACATTCTAATATTATCATATATATAATATATTATTATTATAGTATTAATAGTATCATTATAGTATAAAAATGAATAATAATCCATATATATTCCTCTTAGATTTAGACGGGACTATTATAGGTGATTGTAGTTATCAATGCGACATCTATAATATTCAGGAGATTATTAAGAAAAATATAACCATAAAGAATAACAACGTCCATCTGGGAAACCTCGTAAAGTATAAAACGACGTGCGACAAGATGCTCGAAAAATGCTATGATTTACAATCGAAATTGCTGAGACCCCACTTTGCCACATTTATGTCCGAGATGAAAAAGAAGTTCGCCAACTGCTACTTTTTTATTTATACGGCATCCGAGAAGACGTGGGCTAACAAAGAGATACTGATTATCGAAAAGCAAAACAACATAAAGTTTAATCGCCCCATCTTTACCCGAGACAACTGCTTAAAGGATGCTTCGGGTAATATTCGAAAGTCTGTTACGAAGATACTACCGCAATTATTAAAGGCAACCAAGATGCCTAAGACGCACACTATCGCAAATAATATCATCATCGTCGATAACAACCCGACGTTCGTAGATTACACCGACAACCTGCTAATCTGTCCCACATACGATTACCTGAAATTTCATAATCTATGGGATAATATCCCGCAAGAATACGCTAAAATATCTGAGTTAAAACACTACGTATCACGGCTCATATCCAATAAAAAAATGTATATCCGAAACAACCCGTCGAATACAATCGTATTGGAGAAATTACATCGATGGCTCTATCGCAAATATAAAAAGATAAATAACTACAATACGAAGTTCGCTAACGACGCCTTCTGGCTAAACCTCTCGACGCTCATCAAACACCACAACATCACGGTATTTAATAAGAAGAGCGTATCGATGCTATCAAAAAGCATATAAGGAAGGAGCGAAGCGGCGAAGCGGCGAAGCGGCGAAGCAGCGAAGCAGTCGTGAAGCGAAGCGACTGCTATATCATATAAATAGATGATATGTAGTATTATATTATATACCTATTTTTTGAATTATGACGGCGGCTGCTGCTTCCGCTACCGCTGCTACCTATATCAGTTTCGATATCGGTATTAAAAATCTCGCAATGTGTATCTTGGAAAAGACGGAGGATGAAATCAACATATTAGACTGGCGTATCATATCACTCGCCGACAAGAAAAAGGACATCAAGGGGATTGATGACATCGCCGAGCGGATATATGTGGAACTCGATAATGTCGTCGGTTTCTTAAATGGCAAGGGGATTGACAACATCGACTATGTGCTGATAGAGAACCAACCGTCCAACCTAAACGGGATGATGAAATCCATCCAATATATCATTTATTGCTATTTCAGTCTCCTTAAATACTGGGACAAGGTCGTCGAGAATGTGGTGCTTGTGAATGCGGGTCTGAAAACGAAGACGCACGATTTTAAACCAGACATCCAAGTGAAGATGGATGCGACACCAAAGACTGCGAAGAACATCAAGGGTTTTCGAAACGATAAATATAAAATGAATAAACAGACGAGCATCGAAATATGTAGAAATTACATCAAAGATGATGCGACGCTATGCGAAATATTTGACGACAACAAGAAGAAGGACGACTTGTGCGATTCGTGTCTCCAAGCGGTCGCATATATACGAACGAACGCTAATGAAGACAAGAATAAAACAAAATATAATAAAGTGTCGTTTAAGGAAATCGCAGACGTATCCGTGGTCGCCGCTTCGCTACCTGAATAACGGATGACACGGTCTTAGGCTTTGATGGTGATGGCTTAGCAGTCTTGTCTTGTTTATTTTTCTTTATATCCTTCTTTTTAGGGATACGCCCACCTGATACCTTCGCTTTCGCTGCTATCGCTGCTTTCGTCTTCATATTTTCATATAACTCATCAAGTTTAGAATAGCGTGTCGGAAATGTAGCAGGTTTAAATATATAAACTGTAATAAGTTCCGATAAATACTTTATATATTCTTTGCGGTTCGATAGTAAATGTTTCATCGATTTAATAGTTTCTTTGATATTCGGAATGATATTCGGTGCATTTACAATGTCGCCCTTGGTATCCTTTTTATTCGTTAAATAAACAGCAACTATATCAACACAATCAAAAACAGCATCTGTAATTTTAATGAACTCGCTAAGGTCTTGTTGTGAATATTCGAATAATGTGTCGTTATTAGTGGTAGCGGTAGCAGCGGCTGCAGCAGTAGGCGATAGCGGCTCTATTTTATATTTTCGTATTCTTGAACTGCCTAAACTGAAACGACTGCTCTTCTTTTCTGGTGTAGAACGAACCGAAAGGGTTCGAATAAATGTTTCATATTTGCCCTTTGCTATCTTATAAATATCATAAACGTCTGCTTCATAACAGGTTGCCATTATATCTTCAATAATTGTTAAAAACGTTTTGATACGTTCGTTCTCTGCTTCTATCTTCACACGTATGTCATCGTTTGTCAAGGGTTTAAACAGTTCAAACAAACCGTCATCAGGAAATAACCCACTTCTTTTTTCGGTTTTAGCGATTGTGGCTTTTAGTTCAACTATATCGTTTCCAACCTTCTTCAAATACTTGATATCTGGTGGAAGTATATGACTGGTCGATTGTTCTATTAACCTATATAACGCACTGTATGGTAATGATTTTCTAAAACTCCATTTGCTATACGTCCATCGTATCTGTTGCTTACTTAATGCGTATATCTTTTCAACATCTTTAAATACTTCTTGAAATAGGTGTAAATCTAATAAACTTAAACTCTTCAATATATCATATATTCTAATTGCGAAATGATTGAAATACTGGGTTCTCAATTCTATATAATAGATTACTAATATCTTTCTCCTTTCTTGTGCTTCATCTATTGGCATTTTATCGATTGCTTTATCGCCCATATGAGTTTATGAATTGTATCTAATAGTATATTACAAAAATAAAAATATCTACATCATATCTTCGATAATAGATTTATAGTTTTTTCGTTCTTTTCGTGGTAGGCTTTGTTGTAGGTTTCTTGACGGATTTAGTTATGGGTTTCTTAGTAGGCTTGGTGGTAGGTTTCTTAGTTGTTGGCTTCTTAGTAGGTTTAGTGGTAGGCTTAGTAGTAGGCTTAGTTGTGGGTTTCTTGGTAGGCTTTCGTCGTCCTCCTTTTGGGTATGGTTTTGGAATAGGCGTATTTGATAATTCTAATAATTGTTTTTCTGTTAGGTATCCTGTTGTTGTTAATGGAACTTTTTCAAATAACTTATTTGAAAAACCAAACTCTACTTCATTGTGAGGTTTATGCTCTGGGGCTTCTTGTAAAAAACGAACTGGCTCTACATATGGTATTATACTTGGTGTTTTTTTGTATCTATGTAGTATATTCTCAATTTTACTATCAAGCAAATCTTGTTCGTCTTGTGTTAGAGTAGGTGGTTTTACTTTAAACAAACTAAATCTGTTTATACCATACTTGTCTTGTAATATTAATATCTTCATTTGGATATCATTTATTTCTTCTTTATATCTTTTTATTGTATTTACTTCATCATCTAATACAGATTGTGTAGTCCTTCTTTTTAAAAGTCCCTTATTGTTTTGTTCTATTAAAAAATTCATATTCTCTTTAATTGATTTTAAAAGTGTTTTTAACATTTCTAATTTTAACTTGTCGTCGTTTGCTTCACTACTGTATATTGGTTGTTGTAGAGGATGAACTCTCGTATTTAGGCTTAGTGTAGGAAAAAACCTACGCTTAGACGGCACAGACGACTGTATAACAGGTGTGGTAGCGCCATTGATGTCTGTAAATGAACTTGCTATCTTGTTGCTCTTTCTTGTCTTGTTTGTTCTTGAACTTGAAAACATCTTTCTATAAATATAGGCACAAAATTAAAATCTTTGTAATAAAAATATTCTATATATATAGAAACATAGTAAATGGCTGGTAGTTGTAGTATGGGTATGGATGGAGGAGCAAGGAAGCCAAATGCAGCGAAAGCAAAGAAAGCCGCAAAGCGTAAATTGACCCCGTATAACAAGTTTGTAAAGAAGATGTTTAAAGAACTTCGTAGCAAGTTCCCTGACGATACCGCCCCTGAGATAATGAAGAAGATTGGTGTCGAATGGAGGAAGACGAAGAAGGACTAAGAAGGACTAAGAAGGACTAAGGAAGACTAAGTAAGAGTAAGCAAGACGAAATGTAATCCCTTATTTTTATAAATTATATCGCATATTATATAGAATATAGGATATATCGAATATAGACATATATGGACGCAAAATATAAGAAGCCATCGAACGCAAACTACACTGTGTATAGCATCGCAAACTGTAAATACTGTGTGATGGCGAAAGAGCATCTTCAAAAGAAATCGGCGAAATACACCACGATACGTTGCGACAAGTATCTCGCTTCGTGTAGAGAAAGAGACAACTTTTATAAGTTTATGAGAGAATACACCGTGATACCCTACCTTCACTTTCCGATGATATTCAAGAACGGCAAGTTCGTAGGCGGATTAAAAGAGTTATTAGGAAAGGCGTAAGCGTAAGCATTTAAGCATTTGGACTACTAAGTATAGCAGTGAATACGAGCGAAGCCCGATGAGCGGAACGACTGCGACGCATAGCAAACAGAGCGTGGATGGCATCATTCTCGTGACGAGTTGCCAGAAGTATATGAATACCCGATTGAAAGAGTTGAAATTGAAAGAGAGTTATGGGAATTGGAAGGTCATCCACGTTATCGGCGATTTATTTTTAGATTGCGACTACGCACTCGAAGGGAACTTGATGCGAATACGATGTGAAGACTCATATATTTATAATTTAAAAAAGTTCGTATTGGCATTAAAGTATCTCTATGAAATGTTTGAGATACGTGATGGCGTGTTGCGTTCGAACGACGACTTAGAGTTCAATGAGAAACTGCTCGTCGATTTCTTAGAAACCCCCAAGAAAATCGGAACGCTCGACATCGATTTCTTAGGCAGGTCTTCGACGGGGTATTCGCTCGTCGATTATCCTTTCACCTACGAACCGCAAAGAGCGGCGACAAACTATCACTTGGTTCAATATTACGAAACACATCCCGAAGACTTTGAGAACCCTCTACATAATATCAAAGGCGTCGATATATTGAAGTATTCGAGGATGCCTCATATTCCAGCGTTCTTACACGGACCGCTCATCTATTTTTCGAATAAATCATGTAAAATCCTGCTAAATCACATGCAAAACATCAATTACGACATCTATCATTACGACGAGAAATCGAACTCCTATCCTTATACAATCGATGACTTAACCTACCCGCTCGTATTACTTTCGAACGGTATCAATTTGCTACACGCCAACAACTGGCACAAGGAACTTGAAGGGTCTCCCGCACACACCACACAATTCCCTTATGCGATTTGTGGCAATCAAGAGAATAGCCCCGATTGTATTGCGTTCCACACGAATAAATATAAATGATGAAACATAAAAGCATATAAATAATATGATGTTTATACATTAAACATCAGTATATACAAAATCATATAGATATGATTGCCGTGAATGGAATTATTCTTGTGTTGAGTTGCCAGAAACATCTGCCTACACGAGTGAAGCATTTTAAACTCCCGAAAAACGAATATGCGGGTTGGAAGGTTATCTATGTGATTGGCGACTTGTTCCTCGATTGCGACTACAAGTTCGAAAATGAGTTCTTGTTCGTTAAATGTGAAGACTCATATATTCATTTGTTAAAGAAGTTGGTGCTTTCTTTAAAGTATCTATATCAAACGTTCGACATCAAAGAAGGCGTTCTACGTGCGGGGGATGACTTGCTATTTAACGAAGATATACTTGTGAAGTTTTTGAACTGTTATAAGTATCACAAAGACGGCGTTCGTGTTATCGATAGCGAAGGCGACGGTAGCGACAGCAGCATCACTGAGATTGACTTCTTGGGACGTTCGCCATCGGGTAAGAACCTGCTATCGCACGAGATTTCCGATGCGGATATTAAGAACACGATAAGGGATACCTTTATGGCAGACTACTATATGTGCCATCAGGAAGACTTTGACAACCCTCAGCATAATCTAAAAGGCGTCGATATCTGTAAATATATGATGCGTCCTCATATACCCGTGGGTCCGAGTGGCGTCATCTATTATATTTCAAACAAAGCCTGTAAGATATTAATCAATCATTTAGAAAACATCGGCTACAATATCTTTCATCACGACGAATATACCAACTCGTATCCTTACACCATCGAGGATTGTGCTGTATCCTTCATCTTGTATTCGAACAAGATTAGTTTCATCCACTGCCTTGCTCTCTATGAAGATTATACGAACCTCAAAGATAAAGAAAATGACGCCAAAAGTCTTATAGCAGTCCATACGAACCTCAATAAATATTAAGGGATATTAAAAGGATATAAGGCAGTAATACAAAGAATAATACAACGAATGATGATTACGGTCGATGGAATTATTCTTGTGTTGAGTTGCCAGAAACATTTACATACACGCTTAAAGGAACTGAAACTCCCAAAGGGAGAATATGCGGGTTGGAAGGTTGTCTATGTGATTGGCGATTTATTTTTAGATTGCGACTATACGCTACGAGACGACTTGATGGTCGTTAAATGCGAAGACTCATATATTCATTTGTTAAAGAAGTTGGGATTGGCATTAAAGTATCTCTATGCGATTTTTGATATTAAAGAGGGTGTTTTGAGAGCGAACGATGACTTGATATTTAACGAAGCGATGCTCGAAGCCTTTTTGCGTTCGCCGAAGACGATAAATGGCGATGCCGATGGCGAGGCGATACATTTCTTAGGCAGGTCTTCGTCTGGCAAAAGCCTATTTGAGCGTGATTTGTCAGTTGCGAATAAACCGCCGTCGGATAGTATGCATCTCGTCTATTATTACAACGACCATCCTGAGGATTTTGAAAATCCACAACATAACATCAAGGGCGTTGATATATCTCGATATACGAAGCAACCTTGTATTCCTGCGTTCCTATTCGGTCCGTTGTATTATTTATCCAACAAAACCGCAGGGATATTAGTCGAACATCTCGAAGGTATTCAGTATGACGTCTTTCATTATGACGAAAAAACAGGTTCATATCCTTACACGATAGAAGACTGTGGCGTATCCTTCATATTCTATTACAAGGGTATTAACTTTCTACACGCAGAAAACTGGCATCACAACGACGATAACTACGTACGCAGTGTGCGTAGTGTGAGCCACAAAAACAATACGGGAGTGATGGCGATACATACGAATATGTATAAATGATACCGAGCGATGTAATGCGAAGCAATGAAATGATACGAATATTATTTTTTTAGATTTTAAAATATAAAAGATTAGAATATATGCTTTGTAATACACTGGGATTATTTAGAGAACTTCGAGAGATAACTTTGCGGTTATAGAAGGCTCTTAACAATCTTTTTATTTTCTAAAAACTTTTAGACTTCTATAATTTTCTAAAAACTTTTAAACTTTCTAAAAAAGAAATCTAAATATCCCAAAGTATATGCTTAGTAATACTCGGGATGCTCGACGCATCTGCCAACTTTTAGGTTATTTATAGTAATACATTGTTATCAGATTTGGTAAGAAGAATATGATTTGTTTGGCTCTAAAAAGTCGGCAGATGCGTCGAGCATCGCTTGGATTATTTAGAGAACATCGAGAGATAACTTTGTGGTTATAGAAGGTTCTAACAATCTTTTTATTTTCTAACAATCTTTTTATTTTCTAACAATCTTTTTATGTTCTAACAATCTTTTTATGTTCTAACAATCTTTTTATGTTCTAACAATCTTTTTATTTTCTAACAATCTTTTTATTTTATAAAAGTTTTTAGACTTCTATGACTATCTAAAAATCTTTAAACTTTATAAAAAAGAAAATCTAAATATCCCAAAGTATATGCTTAGTAATACTCGGGATGCTCGACGC